CCCATAGGGGGTCGGGCGCGCGCGGTGCGGGCCCGGCAGCTCCGCGACTACCGGCCGCGCGCGGCGAGCGCTCCTGGCGCGCCGCCTCTGGCAGGGTACGCTCGCGCTCATCCGGGCAGCGCGAGCGCTCCGCCGCTCATCCGGGCAGCGCCGCGCACAGGCACCGGCCGGGTGTGCATTTGCGGGATCAGCGGGGGAATTCCTTGACCCTCCAGCTCTCCCGAGCCGTCTTGATCCCATGACAATGAAGACAAAGCCCTTGCCAGTTGCGCTGCGACCAGAAGAGGAGACTGACGCCGCGATGCGGCACGATGTGATCGAGCACCACGCTGCTCTCGCGCTTACACATGGCGCAGATGGGGTGCCGGATAAGGAACGCGCGCCGCATCCAGCGGTAGCGCCTGGTCCGCGCCGCGGCGTACACCGGGCCGCGCTCCGACGCGCGTTGGTGGTCCTGATGGTCAGCACAGTAAGACGAGCCCGGTAAAGCGTAGTTGGGACAGTTGGCGCGGCATTCCCGATGAGCAAGCTGTGGCATGTGATTAGTACAGGCATCGTGGGTGGTGCTCGTAGACGCGCGTGCCCGAGGATAGCTGCGACCAGCGATAGAACCGGACACCCATGGCTACGGTATTGGTGGGCGGGCCAATCCGCTCCGCATGGGTGGATGCGGAGCGGATAAGCTGAACGCTGGACACGCGGCCGCGCGTGGGCACCGGGTGTGCATTTCCAGCGTCGACCAGCGCGCCCGCGATACCGCTGGGCACATGACGGATGGCATTCCCGCGCAGGTCCAGCACGGTCACGGTCGGAAAGTATCTCGCCATAAGGTTACTGCTTGCGTGTGAGCCTCAATTACTGCGTTGGAGCCGGGCCGGATGCCAAGGTATGCAGTTCATCGAGCGTACTCTGGGTCGGAACGGGATAATAAAACAAATTCTGCCAGAGTAGCCCGCAGTTGAATTGCTGTTGATTCGCCGCGACTGCTTGCCAGCACGGGCAGTTGTACTGGTAGTTCGCATTGTTGCCGGCGTAGAGGTCGCGCGCCGACCACGGGTTGCCTTCGGGAATGTTCTCCGCGAGCCAGACAAGCAGTTTGTCCTTGGTTTGGTCGGTGGCGAGTTGCTGCGGGTTCAGCTCTTGCACCTTGACGATCTCGCCAGCCGCGCCGAGCGTCGTCACGGTGCCATCTTGTATGAAGTCTTCCGGTACTACCGTAATCTTGTCAGCCATGCGCTTTCCTCCTGCGCCAATTGTTTGCGGTGTCCCGCTCATAACCCTTGGCCGGAACATGAACAACGAAGCGCCGGACAGCACGCGGCCCCAACGGGTCGAGCTGGAAGTAGTAGACGGGCTGCTATCGCTTGGAGATCAAGGCCGGATGCCCGTACGGCCTGTAACAGATGAAAACACAGGTTGTAGGTGCGAAGCAAGAAAAAGCCCCCGACGAATCGGGGGCTGTCTGGTAGAACCGGCGTAACAGGACCTTCCTTCGGTTAGTAGTCCTCCGCCAGCATGATGGTCAGCACGCGCGTGGTCACGGCTGGGTCGGCTTCATCCTCGCTGCCATTCTCCAGCTCGCGGTCGTAGTAGTCGATCTTCCAGAAGATCCGCTCGCCGTTGTGCGTGAACGCGCCGAAGTCGTGCTCGCCGTGGGGGTCGTTGTCGTAGGTGAAATCCGAGAAGCGTTCGACCGCCTCCCGGATAGCCGACTGGTCGGCTTCTGACAGAGCGGCGATTCCAGCCGTCATGACCGCGAGGCAACCGATTCCCATGGTCTGACGGGCGCGGTCGTTGAGGAGCGCGATCTGTGCGCTCCTGGCATTGGGTTTGCGGAAAGGCCGGTCGAGTACGCTCATGAGCGCACCTCCCGGTCGGTGGCTGGCCCGATCCAGACTAGCATGTGCGCCCCGGTTTCCTTGACCAGCCCAGACCGCTTCAGCGTCGCGACGATGCGCTCAAAGGCCGTGATGTCGAGGTGGCCGCAGAGGCGGGCGTACAGCTCGCCCGAGGGCACCTCGCCCAGCTCGCGGATAGCCTCGCCCACGGCCTGAACGAGGCTGAACGCAGCCTTGAGTTCCGCGTGGCTCGGACGGCTCATGAGCGCACCCCCTTGCCAGCGAACGGCTGGAGCGCCTTGCGGATTTGCTGGTCCGCTTCGTGAGCGCTGGCCGGGATGAACTGGATGCGCAGCTCGACCAGCTCGCCCACGGCATCCGCCGAGCGCTGGCATTCACGGATGAACTCGGCAGCGTTGTTCGGATCGAGCTGCCAGCGCCTTGCGGGCGTTTTCCCGATCTTGAGGCTGATGTTCAAGGGTGTGCTCATGAGCGCACCTCCGGTCCTGTCCAGATCAGGTCAAAGGTCGTGGTTTCGACCAGCTCCGCGCCCTTGAGGCTGTCGATGATGCGCTCAAAGGTCGCGTGGTCGAGCCGGTGGCTCAGGCGAGCGTACAGCTCGCCCGATGACACCGTGCCCAGCGTCTGGATGGCCTTGCTCACGGCATGGAGCGAAACCATCGTCATCAGGAAGTCGAGGCAGTCCATGATTACTTCGCGACCTCCGCGAGCTTGGCCTTGGCGGCGTCCATCGTGGCTACGTTGTGCTCGACCCCGACGAAGAACTGGTTCTCGGAGCCAACCTTGCGGTACTCGCCGCCCTGCACGAAGAAGCCGGGCTGACCCACGCGCTGCGACTTGCGGATGCGCCACTCCTTGGTGGGCGTGCCCGGAGTGATGCGCTTGTTGGTGGGATCGACCGCGACCGCGAGCACCCCGTTCTTGGTGGGCGGGTCGTGCCGAACATCAGGCTCGGCGTCGACCGCCTTGGCCTTCTTCGCCTTCACGCCGCTCACTATGGTGATGCCCTTCGCGTTGCCCAGCTCAGGCTCCTTGGTCACATCGTTGACGTTGACCACCGCCTTGCGGGCGCGCTCGATGGTCAGATGCTGTTCGACGTGCTCGTTGAACGGTTCCACGTTGGCGAACTCCGCTCCGCACTTCTCACAGATGAACTTTTTCTTGGCTGCGTTGCGCTCCTTGAGCTGGGCCCGCGATACAGCGAGGCTGGAGGTCTCCTTCTTCGCGGCGGGGGTCTGTTTGGTGTTGTTCGTTTTCGTCATTTTCGTTTTTGTCCTTTTGGTGTGTTTTTTGGTTTGTTTTTCGTTCGGTGTTGCTCTCAACACTGTCAAGATAGCAACGGCACTCACGGGCACAAAGTGCGCTGAAACCCCTGTCAATATTGGTCCGCAAGGACTGACCATGTGCCCGCCTGGAGCGCCCGGAGGTATGTTTTTTCACTTTTTTTCAACTTTTTTTTCGGACCGCGGCCAGACGGGTCCGCACCGCTTCGAATTTCCGACTTTCCTCGAAAATGCCATCCATTCAGGGGCGATTTTTGCTCGTCCAGACCAGCACGCGCTCCTCCAGCGGAGCAATTCCGGCAGCGAGATCGCCTCCCGCCGCGCGGTATTCCCACAACTCCCAAATGCCAGCCTCCGAACGGAGGCACCCGGCTTCCCGCAGCCCGTCAAAGTTGCGGTGGGCCCAGAGCTGGTCGAGGTTGGCCCGGATTTTCCGGTCGGTCTGAAAAATCGCCATCGGTTTCTCCTCCAACGCGGGATGCGCGCTGCGCCAGCTTGCGGCGAGCGCAGCGCGCGCCACTACCGTCTCCCGATGCTCATCCTCCGCAACCGCGCCGCGCGGCCGCTGCGCGCTCCTGCCCCAGAAGACATCATGGACGAACTTCGCATCCCGCATCCGGGTCCAGTTTACCGGGCCGCTAGGCCGTTGAGCGGCTTCCCAGTGGTGTAATCGACCCCCGCCGCGGCTTTCCGCTCGCGAGCTGCCAGATTAGCTGCCGATAGCTTGGCTTTCCACGCCGCCAGTTGCTTCGGAGTTTTGCGGACCATCCAGCCGGTGTTCGCATGGGGCTTGTTCTTGGCGTTCTGACGATGTTGTTCGCGCATCCTCTCGCTCATCCGTTTGGACTGCGCTGCGCGCCGCGCCGGGGTCCAGCGGCCACCACTCGGTATTTTCCGGCCCAGCGAATCGACCCGGACCGGCGCCTGCTCATCCGCCATCTGGGGCGGTACCTCCTTGCGCGGTCGGCCGCGCTGCGAAACGCGCTTGACGGTTAAAGCAGCGATAGCGGCTTGCGCGCCCTGTTCCAGCAGCGCTTGAATGAGCTGCGTGTTGTTCTGGGTCAGCAGGTCAATCTGCTGCTGGTTTCGATAGATGAGTTGAAGGATTTGCTGTTGGTCCATTTCGTTTGTTTGCCTTTCGTTGTCGTTTTGGTGCTGCCCGGTTTGTCAGACCGTCTTACTGCTGCTGCTGCCACTGCGGTGTAGTTCATGAGAGTTGCTACATGGTGCATGTAATGCGAAAACGCCCGCGATGGGTTATCCCGCATGACTGTTGTGTGCTCGAAGCTGTACTTCGCTTCCAGGCCGGCGCGGGTCAATTGAAACCCATGCCGCGCCGAGTAACTGATCCAGCCGCGATGATACAAACTACCGAAACTCCGCTGGTCGATGTTGATGGCCTCGGCCAGCGCCAGCGGTCGATCCGGTCTGTCGGTGAAGATGCGTAACGCAGCGTACTGCCGGTTACTCATCAGGATTTTTTGCTGATTAGTGCCGATAGCTTCCACTTAGACCTACCTTTCCACTGGATTATAGGTTGTTTTTAACCAACATCGATAAGTCTTAGGCAACCGGCGTCAAACGGCAGCGGCACGCGCGCGCAGCCGTGGTCTGATCGGCCCGCTCGACAATCGTCCAGCCCGAGCCGTTGCAGAACGGGCAGTTGCGCGAGCTGGCGGGCGGGTTCGACGTGAGCTGCTCATCCTTGCGCGGATGGAAGTGATGGTAGACGTGGGCCGGGGTTGGCGCCGTCCCTTCCTCGTACAACCACGCCGTGGTGAACACCGCCGCGGCGGTCACCGACTGCGCTGTCATCATGACATCGACCAGCACCTCGGCCGCCTCGTCGGAATCGGGAAAGCCAGGTAATCCGCTCAGGCGTTTGACCTGCTTGGCTGCCTCCGCTCGCGAGATCATGACAAACCTGCCGCTTTCCGCTCGATCCGGTCGAGGATGTCCTTGATTCGCTCGCCCTTGGTCGCGAACGCCCGCAGCGCCGGCTTGCGGATAACGGGTGCCATGATCCATTCGCCCTCCTTGACCCATCGCCACAGTTGCGGGATGTAACTGCCCGCCTCCAGCGTGTTCCAGTACTCCCGCCATTCCAAGTGCCGCTTTCGAAGAGCTCGCGCGAGCTGCTCGGCCTGCTGCCAATTGTTATGCAAGAGACAATCGATCTCCTCCAGTGCGGCGAGCGCCTTACCGGGCTGCGGATGTACGGCACATAACTCTCGCCAGAGCGGTTCGCTGAGCTTCGAGCGAAGCGGGCGTTGTCTTGGGGGTCTTGGTGTTGGTTCGTCTTCGCACAGATCATTTACAATCGCGGGGGTCGCCGCCGCCACCTCTACATGGTCTACGCTCCGGTCGGCGTGGGCACCCCCGCTGTTAGATAAGTAGGTTCTATCAGTAGGTTCAGTCAATAAGGATAGCGAGGTTTCTGTTACGACATTTTGGCGTATCACATTGCGACATTTTGTCGTATCAGGAATCGGGTTTTGGCCTATGTTTTCAGCAGCTTGATTCCGCGCGTCCGGCGAAGCCGCCGCTTTTGAAAAAGTGTCAGTTTGGGGTGGTTTAGCACATGCCTTTTGGAGCAGTTTTTGCCACTGATCGCGAGCGGCCAGGACGTACTTACTCATACGTTGGCAGTAAGTGACGACGATGAGTTTCCAGCGCTGGAGTTCGCGCAGCGCCCGCTCGACTGTACGGCGGCTTACAGCCAGATCGAGCGCGAGTCGCGCGATGCGTGGGTTACATTGGCCGGTGACTTTGTTGCGATAGTCATCCAGCAGCGCCAGGAGAAGTTTGGCCGGCCGCGAAATAGTGCGGTCTGCAACGAGAAATTTCGGAAGAACGATTGACGGATGCGCTATGATTTGCATAGAGTCTAAAATCCTTTTTCAGAAGGCTTTTGGTTGATCGTTTGTCACGCCGACCGCCCGTTTCCGTCGAACCGGGCGGTTTGGCGTTTAGGGCGACCGCTCATGCTGTGTCAACCAGTCATGTAATTCGCGGCTGGATTCAACGACCGCTACCGCGAGTCGATAGCCCATCTGAAGTTGTTGGATCTTGAAGACCTGCTCGGGCGATAGTTTCCCGCCCGGCCGTTTGACTTCCATCAGGAAGCTGCGGAACTTCCCGTGCATCGCGATGAAGTCCGGCATGCCCAGCTCGCCGATCGTGAGCCAGTTTCCGGCTGCGGTTTTGGCGCGGGCCACCTGTTGGCGGATGACCTTGTAGCCGCGGAGTGCGAGCAAGTCGCAGCAAGCCTCGACGACATCGGCTTCCTTGAGCGCGGGCGGGGGCTGGAGCCGGAAGGAGTCGGAGCGCGACATTACGGCTATCGCGCTCCTAGCTGGAGTAGGGAACACGCGCGCGGCGAGCGCCTAGGGCGAGCTGGGCGGGGGAGTCTGGGGCGATCTATCCTCCGCGCTCGCCCGGCGCGCATCAGGCCACCCTGCGGGATACGAACAGGTTGGAGAAACTGTCACAATCACTAAGATGATTGATACAGTTACCGGACCCATCCGGGGCGCTGCCCGCAGCGCTGTTCGCCATGGTCGGAATACGGAAGGCGATCTCTACATCGCCCTGCGTATAGGTAATCCGCGCCACCCACTTCCGTAAAAGCTCCTGCTTCTCCAGACGTGTGGCGGTCTGACCGCAGCGCTTAAATTCCAGCGCGGCCCGCTGCGCGACCGCTTCCAGAGTTTTGATCGGGATGACAGGCGCCGCCTGCCGGGAGAGTTCCGCCTGCGCCTGATCGCGCCGCGCGGTCCACTCTTCGAGCGCGCTCATGAAGAACCGCTGGCCTTCCAAGTCGGCGGCGGGGGTCACCATGACGCCTTGGCGGGCCCGGTCGATCTTGGACTGAGCCTCGAGGATGGTCTGTTGCAGCAGGTCGCGGCGGGAAGGGCTCATGGCCGCCAAACGGTTGGCCTCCTGCGCCGCCAGTTGCGCCTTCATCGCTTTCGGATTCGAAAGCGTGTCTATCATAGCTTTCCAGACTACCGCTTCCAGAACCTCCGCGCGAACCGATGTAGCCGAACACAGCCGGTCGCCCGTCAAACGGTCGCGATTCGCACAGCGGTAGTAGGTGTTCTGGCGTACGACATAGCCCGCGTGCCGGCCCTTGCATTCTCCGCACCAGACCAGCGAACGGAGCAGGTACTTATCGCTGATGCGGCCGCTCATCAGGGCTTTGTTCTGCTGCATGCGCTTCTGGACCCGGTCGAAGAGAGCGCGGTCGGTGATGATGGCCGGGACGTCGACCGCCAGCCATTCTTCGCGCGGCCGCCAGACCTGGCTGGAGCGTTCGCGATGGCGAACGATGTCCAGCTTGCGGAGCTTCTGCGGAACCGCGGCCTGCCGCTTGTTGTAGTGCCACTTCCCGCAGTAGACCTCATCGGACAGGATGCGCGAAATCTGCCCCGCGCTCCATGCCGTACGGGCGGGCGGTACGCCCCGCGCGACCAGCTCGCGCGCCAGCGCCCGCAGACTCAGACCCATATCCGCCAACTGGAAGATCTCGCGCACGACCTTGGCCTGTTCGGGATCAATCGCCAGAGCGCCGCGCTCGACCTTCTCTTTGGCCGCGAGCTGGTAGCCATAGGGCGCGTAAGACGAGTTGATGAATCCGAGCTGGACCTTCTTGCGCGTACCGCGCGAGGTGCGCTCCGCGATGACCCGTTTCTCATGCTCCGAGATGACCAGCTTCATATCCAGCATGAAGCGGAAATTCACGTCGCCCGAGTACTTCCCGATATCACCGAAGATCAGCTCGCCCTTCGCCTTGAGCACCTGTTCGATGTAGTTCCGGCCGCCCGGCGAGTCGCGCGCAAAGCGGTCGACCGAGATCCACGCCAGCGAGCGAACCTGACCCGAGCGCAACAGCTCCAGGCCGCGTTTGACGGCGGGGCGGTTCCAGTTATCGCCCGAGTAGCCATCGTCTTCCAGAACCTCCGCGAATGGCTCGTAATGGTAGCGCCGGATGATGTCGCGCAACATGTCCGTCTGCGATTCCAGCGAGTAGCCGCCTTCCGCCTGTCCGGTGCTGGACACGCGAATCATCATGGCGCACTGTGGCGTTTTCACCACAGGCTCGCCCGGTGAGCCACCCTTACTTTTCCGGCGTGTCTCCCATGATCCGGGCGTACTCATCGGGATTCTCCCTGCGGAGTCGCGCCGCGGCCCGGTAGATCAATTGAAGGCCGGCCTTCAGGCGCTCGTACGCCTCGGGCGTATCCTCTCCCGTGATGCGCGTGACCCGCACTTCGGGTTGCCGTGGTGATGATGATGGTTTGCGTTTCATAAGTTGCGTTGTTGCTGTCCTTACTACAGAGTGTGTTTGTCATTACCAACATTTTACCGGAGGCGGGAAGCGCGTGCCCGCCTCCCCCCTGCCTACCTAGCCCGGACCTCACCGCGCTATACCAGACCCAGCCACGCCGCGCCTTGCCGAGCCATGCCCAGCCGTGCCCGACCGAGCCCAGCCTAGCCATACCATGCCCCGTCTCGCCTTGCCGCGCCTTGCCCGACCGCGCCCGGTCACGCCATATGCCTCGTTACATTCAGTGAACCGCATCAGAGTCATCGTCGAGCTTCTCGCCGCTTCCAAGCCCCGGCGGCAACCTTGTCATCGTGCTGGCCGCCGCCAATTTCCGCACCTCGCGCAAGGTTTCGCTCGCCGCTTGTTCCAGCCGCGATAAGCGCGCCAGCGCGTCGGTTTGAAAGCGCCGCTGCTCCGTGGTCAGTTCCTCGAATCTCACATGCGTTCCAATCGCGATGCCCTGTCGAATGCGGCGGCGGCCTTTCTTCACTTGTTGACCGGCGCACCTCACGTGCTCTGCCGCCATCACCACCCGATACCCGATTTTGGGAATGTTCTCCAAGTGAAAACTGACATCGAGCAGCACCTCTTTTGCGCAACGGTAAAACTGCTGGCGGCCTGCGTTCGTGCGGACATCCAGACCCATCAGCACGCTGAGTTCGTCGTAAGTCAGAACCCTATCGGGTTCGAGAAGGTTTTTCAGTTCCGCATAAAGCCGCTTCCACGGCGGATGCGGATAAACGTTCTGGTGTTCCATTCCGACTCCTTGCTTTTGATACTTCCCTTGCCATGCCTCGCCCCGCCTTGCCTCGCCAAGCCCGACCACGCCGCGCCGTGCCCTGCCGAGCCTGACCTAGCCACGCCGCGCCTTGCCGAGCCTGACCTAGCCACGCCGCGCCTTGCCTTGCCGAGCACGACCCCGCCGCGCCAAACGTTTTTCATATTGCATTGCCCGGCTTCTCCTCTCTGATACTTCCCATGCCCCGCCCAGCCACGCCGCGCCCTGCCTCGCCCTGCCCAACCCAGCCCAGCCTTACCATGCCGGACCGAGCCCCGCCAGGCCTAGCCCAGCCGCGCCTTTAGACCACTACGCTTTTGCCCTCGCTGATGTGGAAATACTTCACCTTGCCAAAGCGCGGGCGGAAATCACCGATGCACATGTTCTTCAGCGCCGATTCGATGTGCTCAACCGATACCTGCTCATCGTCGTAGCGCAACGTGAACCGTAGGCCCCAATTGCGAAAGATCGGACGGCAGCGGTCCACCTTCCCGCCCCTTGGCATGTTGACTCCTCGAATGTCGATATACTCTGGCCGGTAAAACTCTTCCAGACTGCCTCTCAGTTCGCTGCCCTTTCTGTCCTCCGCGCTCTTGAAAACGAGCAGCGGAATGAAGTCCTCCACGACTAATGACCCGCGCTCAAAATTCTTGCCCTTCCGGGTCCGTTTGGCGCCGTCTCGAATCGCGGCCTCAATGACCTCCGGCGGCATATGAATCGTGTTCTTGGCAAAGTAGACGCTCTCAAACCAATCTTTCCGGTGCATTGCGTCAATGTGCGCCTGCGTCTTGTTGCCTCTCGGCGGTTTTTCTATGGATGGTTGCTCGCCGTTGTATTTATGCTGAAGGAGTTGATCGCCCCTCAATTCGATTTGAACGTCTATATATCCCATGCCTTATTCGCCTTTCTTGGGTTGTTAAGTTTCATGCGCGCTTCTTCAGTTTCAGTTTCTCGGCCAGCTTCAGGCGCGCGTCATTCAGCCGGGCGCGGTCCAAGATGTAATCCCATGGCACGCTGTAACTCTCGCGCGTGCCTTTGGGCCAGATCCGTAAGTGGTGCGGGTGCAGCTCGATCATGATCGGCAGGCGCCGGTCCGTCACGAAGGTTTCGCGCACCAGTTCCTTAGTGATTTTCATGGCGCGACCGGCAGAAATTGCTGGAAGCGGTCAATGGATTTCTGTAAAAACTCCATGCCGCCTTTTTCCTGGCGCGCCAGGGTTTCCAGAGCGGGCAGCCCCGAATCAATGGAAGCATCGACCTCGGCGCGCGTGGCAGCCCGGCCCTCGCAGTACCACTCCACCCGGTCCGGTTCGCCCATCTGGATGAGCGGCCTACCGCCGTGGTCCGGGAATACATCGTACTGGCGTGTGAACCAGACCATCACTACGCCAGGGTTGCGCATTAGTCCGAAACCGGCTACGTTGCCCTTCATGCTGTCGGAAACTTCGTCTTCGCGCCGCACCATGCGCGGATTGCTGAGGAACGGACAGTTGAGAGCCGACCACTTGGCGCAGTCGGCATGCGAAGGCGGTTCGGAAGATGTGCGATTGATGCCGCACATCGGACCGGCGACGAAGCATTGAAAGACTCCCAGACGCCGGCCGCACACCCAACACAGCCGACGTTGAATCGCACGCCTGAGTTTCTCTGGGTCCATCGCGCGGAATTCCGGTTTGCCATCGATCCAATCTACGAACCATGGCACGGGATAACCGCGCTCATCGAGCGGCAGGTCGCGCATGCGCAGCGGTAATGTTTCCAGTGAGATTTTGGCCGTCATGGCTCGGTCACCTCCGGTTCGACCACGCTGGCGAGCCCCGTCGCCTCCTTCGCAACGACCAGAACAACTTCCTCCCGGCTTAGAGTGGCGATCTCGTAGAATGCCCGGCGAATGTTGTCGACTTCCAATTGAAAGAGTTTTCGCGGGTAGCCGGGCGTGGTCATGCGGCCTACAGCCTCCGAAAGCCGGGCCAGATGGTAATTCACCAACACTTCATTCATTGGTTTTTTCTCCTTCCTCTTCGGCGGGCGCGAGCGGCTGCTGAAGCAGCTTGTCGCGCAGCTTTTTCGCGCCTCCGGTTTTCTCCTTGGCCGGCGCGACCGCGCTCTCGGCCTGTTCGCGTTTACTCTTCATGACCTCGGGCCATGTCCACTGGCCATCCTTCAGCCCGTTGAACAGCGCTCCGAGCGCGCTCAGTCCATCGGCGGTCAGACTCTCGAAGGGCTGGCCGCCCATGTACTCGGCCAGCATCGATGCGCCGATTCCGAGAGAGGCGAACTTGTCCAGAATCTTCTTCTTCGCGCTGTCGGGGTCTTTGGCGTTCTCATCCTTCACCGTGCTGTCGATATACGCGCGGCATTCCTCCAGCACATCGCGCGGAAACAATCGCTGCGCCTGATCGCGGATGAGTTTCGAGCGCTCCGCGCCGGTCGCCGAGCGCACCTCGTCCTTGGTGGCGTCGACCAGATAGACCGTTTCGTTGGAGCTGTTCAGCCTGCGGCCGCGCTCGACGCGGTCCTTCAGCTCGCGCCGCTCGACCAGCTTCTCGATCATGGCATCGGCGGCGTAAGACACGTTGTTCTGTAAGTCGAATACCTTCACGTTGAGCAGCCGCTTTTCGGAGTTCTCGAACGTGATGCTAGCCGTGGTGTGAACATGCTGCCATGCCTGGATGGCGGCTTCCATGAAGCGGATCGAGAAGTTGATGGCGAAGGCGTCGCGCCACTGGCCGGTCGCCGGATCGCGCTCGCGCCCCGCTGGCCGGCAGTAGAGCGCCGTCTCGGCGAACGTCTTGCGGCGGCAGTGCCGGATCATGGTTTCGCGAAACACGTCTATGTTGCGCGGCGGGCTTTTGAAGGCGATGGCGAAGGCCAGCTCGATCTCCTTGGCGGCCTTGGCCGCGGCTGCTGCCACAGCCAGGTCTCCGGTCACGGTGACTTCGCTCGCGGTCATGCCGTGGCTTACGGTGAGGCTGCCGCCGGGCTTGGGCTCCTCAAGTAACAAGTCGGTAGTCATTCTTTTGCGGTTCCTTTCCTGGGCGGGTGCGGACAAGTGATGAAATGGTTGGTTCCGTCGGCGTCGTAAGGCGTCGCCTTCCCGTTGGCATGACGGATGAAATAGATTCTCTGCTTACAGCCTTTGCATTGGGCCGGGTCCGCGCCGATAGCGGTCATGAGCGCGGTGATGCCCCTCATCAGCCGCGACAGCTCGAACTGTACAGCCTTGAGTTGTTCCCGAATATCCGGTATCACGTCCGGCAGGATTTCTTTGGCGTGGGTCATGACGCGCGCACCTCGCCCAGCGCGAGACCGGGGCCGTCGTAGTTCCACAGCAGGCGCCGCGTGCCGGGCCGCGGCCGCGAGTATTCCTCGATGTGAACTTCCTTCTCCCGGTCCGTCAACAGCTTCATCAGGCTGCGGGCCAGAGCCTCCCAGTCGGTCTCGATGCCATCCTTGGTGGCGCGGTAAGTGATCCTGCCGAGCGGCCAGCGGATGCCCTCGGCGTCGGCGATGCGGGCCTTGATCTGAATCGCCATACGATCCAGCTCCTCCTTCAGATCCTTCTCTTCGACGCGCATCTCGGAATACTCGTTGAGCAAGCCGTATTCGTGCGGTTCGGCCTCAATCAAGGGCCGGACGTTGCGCGGAAACCGCTGCTTGAGCCAGCGCTCGGCCTCATCCGAAACGCCGATGGGCGGCACTTCGTCGCCCGCCAGATAGCGCCGGTGAAACTCCTCCGCGCGGTACAGCATTTCGCGCTCGGCTTCGGCATCCCGCTCGACGGTGTAGACGCGGATATCCTGGCCGCCGACCAGCGCGGCGACGTCCCAGAACTCATAATCCATCGCAGCCATGTACCACCAACATTGCGCCACGATGCGCATGGGAATCTCATCGATGGTTTCGCCCCACTTCTCGCGCTGGTCCCAGCGGACCACCTTGGCATCCACGCCGCGGCGCTCGTGCTTGCAGAGCGCATCCGGCGTATAGACCATGTACTCGCGCGTGGGGTGCCGCTTGGTCACGTTGTCATAGATCGCGGGCCTGCCGGTCACGTGGCTGTAGATTTTAATCACGCCCTCTTCGAGCATCGATCCCATGAGCATGTAAATCGGTTTCTGGGCATCGGGCACGCGCTCCAGGCCTCCGCGCTTCGCGGCCCACACCGAGAAGCCGTCGCGGGCCGGGTCGCAGCCGAGAATCGCTCCGATATCGGAACCTCCGATTCGGGCGCTACGCATCTTATGGTCAAGCATAAAAGACAGTCAGATCCTTTCCTGCTCCAGCCGCTCCAGATACGCAGCCGAGCATTGTTCACACGTCCAGTAAAAATCGGTGAAGCGGACACCGGGCGAGTCGTGACACACATCGCACGGGAAGGAGGCCTGAGCTGTGGGCCACATTCGCCGTAATCCTCGGGGCCGATGCCGCCACCCGGCACGCTTCCGGCTTCGCAGCCTCACCCGGTCTTGGCAAGTCCGCGGGCTTTCGTAGGCTTGATATCGACAAACTCGCCGGGCACCTCGGGCAGATGCTCCATGATGAGTTCGGTGAGGATGGCCCCAAAGGCCGTGTATTGAGCTGTGGCAACATAACGTCTGTTGCAGGCCGCTGCCAGCCGCAGGTAAGCATTCTTGCTCACGCGGGCAGTAAATCGTGCTAGTTGAGAGTCGCTCATTGTCGAAATTAGCCTTTCCTACAAGGGTTCGCCGCGAATGCTTTCTCGACGGCTATTCCTTTCCAAATGTAAGCACTATAGTTCCGCCATTAAGCCTAGTCAATAGCGGACGCTCGCCTCTGAATTGCCATAAATAATTCCTGTCGCCACGGCGTCAAATTGTCGATAAAAGCGTCTGATGTAACGCTCCGCGCGCCGCTGCAGGTTACAGACTTTAAAGCTACTTAGGACCAGCTCCTCATAGCCTGTGTAAAACAACACATCGCTGGCCGGATTAAACCAACTTTTTCGTTGGTTTAAACCAAGATGCTTTTATACAACATCTTCTTGCAGCATATAACTGTATGAACCTTCCGGTGCAGACAGTCCGCATAGTCGGAGCAAACATCCGGCGCATCCGGCTGCGGAAGAAGATGAGCCAGGAAACTCTGGCGGAGCTGGCGGGGCTCAATCGTACGCATATGTCGCATGTGGAAAACGGGAAAGCGGGCGCGTTACAGATTGACACGATGGAAAAGCTCGCCACGGCGCTCGATGTCCACATAACGACTCTGTTGAAGGGCTGCCGGTAAACCGTGAGTCTCCGATTCCGCGCGATTCCAGCCCCGTGGCGAAGCTGGTAGCTCCGCGGCTGGGGCGGTACATCCTCCGAGCGCCTGAGAGCGCGCCTTACATGATGGCGTCAACGACGGCCTGAACCGCCGCCTGGAGATCGGCGTCGGTGACTTCACTTCCCGCCTGCGCGACGTTGGGATTCATGACCACGGGAGACACTACCTCATTGCCAACTTGATCGGGAGCCTGGAAGCATCTCGTCGCCCAGCGATATCTCGAATTATGCGCCGCCGTTGACGTAGCTTCTAACGAAATGTACTGCGCATAAGAAAGGCACGCTACCTTAACCCTCCCGCGAAAGCCTGAGTCCTGCATCAGGCTGGCCGACTGGTCGTAACTCAACGTCGTAGCCGGCGGAACCGGCACGATAGGATCGGTGGTCGTTTTAGGAAACATATAATATTTTCTCCTCGTTTTTAAAGAACCTCAAAAAGCTTCAAAGTTTCGCGTGCAATCCGCCGCTCGCGTCGATATAAAAAGCTCCTGACGTCAACCCAGCAGTTCCAGCCGCCGCGTCGGACGCGTAGGTCGGCAGCCCGACGACGTGCAAGGGTGACGTAGGGTTGTTCGTCCCGATGCCGACATTGCCGCCCGCCGGATTCAGTGCTAGCGGCCTCGATACATTTCCTTGGCCCCGCACTTGAATCCACCAGCCATACGGAGCTGCACCGAGCCAGCCCGCTGCGAGTTCCGTGTTGCCCGGCACGTCGAAACTCGTCATCGCCTCAGTCCCGTGATAATTGGCTGTTGGAGTCCCGCTGGCATAGCTCGCGACACTCAGCGTGTTCGGCGGGCTCGTCGTACCCAATCCTAATGCACCAGTGTTTGTCAGCACCATCTGCGGCGTGCCAGAAGCCATGTTGATGTTGGCCCCGAAGGTGAGCTGGCCGGAGGCGATACCCAAACCGTAGCCTGTTGGAGTTGCGTCGTATAAGGCTAATTTGATGGGCGCGAGTGCCTGTCCGAGCGAAAGGCATGTACCAGGCGTCGAGGTCCAGATTCCGATGTTCCCACTACCGGATTCGTTCAGCGTGATGGGTTGATACGCCACGTTCTGCTCCACGCAGAAAATCGAAAGTCGCCGATTGGCCGCTGTCGGATCTGTAATTATTTTGACGGCTGCTTGTAAAGGATTGGCACCATCGCCAACGGATGAAAAGGCGACCAGCATATTACCCGCGGTAGCCTTACTCGGTCCGTTCACGGCGAGCTGGTTGTTGCAGCTACAGCCACCTGCGAGGTTGAAGGTTGTACCGTCAAAATAAAGATAGTTCGAAGTTGAGTTTCCGAAATAGATAGCTCCCGTAGTGGGAGCGTTGTTGCGGGAAATACCAAGATCGCCCGGTGAGTAGAAGCCTGAACTGGTTCCCACCAACGCCCCTTGAGCCATCGTCACCGCGCCACTGGATAAATTCACCGCAAAGGGCCGCAATGCGTTGTATCCGCCATACGCGCTGCCGCTGTTGGTCAGGAGAAGATTCAGATTCGTGTCATCGTTGCGGAGCATCACTCCGTAGTTGGAATTGACCATGCGGATCTGCGACTGCACGCCGGAAGGAAGCGTGCTGACAACCGTCAGCGCATCCGCTACGGTGGTCGTCCCGATCCCGACGCCGCCGCCGCCGGAACACATATAAACATTGCGAGCCGTGCCGCCGCCGGCATAATTAGGACTAATATAAATATTTCCTCTAGCTGATCCCTGTGTAGCAATTAATAAATCTCCGGCGCCCAAGGAATAATTCCCCGCCGCTGTAGCAAGTCCGAAAGTTCCGGTCATGGTGTTCGTGTTCGGTTCGGTATCGGCATTGCTCAGTGATATGCAGGGCGCGGTGCCGGTAATCGCTAAACCGCCGCCATTTGGAACGCTGGCGACATGCAGAGACCGGATCGGCGCGGTGGTGTTGATGCCTATAGTGACCGCGTTGGTCAAGTTATGGCCCGCCCCGTCGATGTCACTCACCCAAGGAGTCTGGAACGAAGCGGTGGGCGGAATGCCGGTCAGCTTGCCCCATGCGAGCGAGGTGATCCACGCCGGGTTTGCATACGCCCCGGTCGTGTCTGCTGCGTTGGTGACCTGTGCGGCGGTGTAATCCCCTGCCGCGCCCACAATCGCGCCAGAGCGCCCGAATACGCTCAGAACCTTAGCGGTAAGCGTCACGTCGGCTGAGAGCGCGCCGCCGCCTGTCATGCCAGCGCCCGCGATGACCTGCCGGGTGGTGGGCACCGCGCCGAGGCTCGAAGTCGAAATGGCCGTCCAGCGCAGGCCGGTCGCCTGCGTCGAGTCGGCGGTCAGCACCGTGCCGTTCGCGCCGACCGGCTGCGCGGTGATGCCGCTTGAGCCATGCACGACGATGTCGCCCGTGGCCGTGGTGGGATCGATGACCGAGTTGGCCGCAAGCCACTGCTCATTCACCCAGAGATCGTTGATGGCGGTCGAGACGGTGTTCTCATGTCCCGCCGTGATGACGTCGCCGGTCGCCACGTTGGGCGGGATCGGCGGCGTCGAGGGCAAGCTGGCGCTTTTCAGTTCGGGGAAGAACGCCTCGGGCCATAGCTGGAAGTCGGGCGGGATTGCATAGCGCCCCGGAATGAATCGCGGGAAGGCGTAGTTGAGCGGTGCTGGCAATCGTGTCGGGATCATAGCAGCGACTCCGGTGATGCGGGCATGCTGGGCGTACTGGGAGCGGGCGCCGCCTTGATGAGTTCGCGGCCATTCTCGGCAAGCTGCCAGTTACCCTGCAATTTGTGCTGGCGAAGGAAGAGCACGAGCGCCCCCTGCCGCTGTGCGTTAAGCGCGTTGACCTGCGTGGCGATCTCACCCAGCATCTGAATGAGCGCGTCGTCGAGCGGATAGTTTTCGGTGTCCTGCATTGTTGTTTTCTCCTTAACCGTAGGAAATGAGTACGCCGCCCTGAAAGATCAGGTGCGAGTAAGAGACGCCGCCAATCGTAAATGGCGACGCGGTGAAGACCGTGACTGTCTGTCCGGTGCCCCATCCGCTCCCCGTCCAGATACTCAGCCCGTTGCAACTCACGGCATAATTCTGCATCACGACGCCGGTGCCGATGAACTGCCCCGACCTGTTGATGACCGGCGTGCCCACGCATTGGAAGCCGCCATCCGCCCGGCAGATGGCCGTCGAGCCGTCGAGCTGGATGTAGCCGGACGGGTTGGGCAGTTCGATCACCGGCCAGCCGGTGGAAGCCGAAACGGCGATGGAGCCGACGCGCGTGCCGCCCGAATTGTAGATGACCAGCCCGCGCGTGACGACGCTGGTCGAGTTCCCGCCGCCAGAAACGGCCACCGCGATGCTGGAGTAAGTCGAGTCAAACGTCTGCGGGTTAATGGTGACCTTCGTGCTGGTCGAAGCGTTGTTCACGGTCAAGTTGGCGTCGGTGATGGTCAGATTGCCGTTGATGTCGCTGCTGATCTTGGCGTTCGAGTAGCCGGTGCCGCCCGCGCCGAATAGCTGGAACCAGCCGCCGTAATTCGACCCGCCGCCCACGCCGTCGAGCAGGCCGATTTCACCGATGAGCACGCCCGTGGCGTTGTAGACGCGCACGCGGCCCGGCGTGTTGGCGTTGCCGCCCACGTCGATGGAATAGGCGTTCAGCTTATCGGAGGCGACCGAACCGACATTGATGGTCGAACCGTTGACGCTGGCGATCTGATTCGAGTTCAGCTGCCCGATGGTGATGGTCGAGGCGTTGATGGAGGCGATCTGGTTATAGGCCAGCGTGCCGGTGATCTGCGTGGCGGCGATGTTGGCGATCTGCGTTGCGCTGATGGTGCCCTGAATGGCGGTCGCGTTGACGCTCGCGATCTGCGACGCGCTTACCTGTCCCACGATCGTAGAAGCGTTGACGCCGCCGATCTGCGAAGCAGCCAGCGTGCCGGTGATCTGGCCCGCCGTGACCGACGCGATCTGCGACGCGGTGAGTGTGCCGGTGATCTGGCTGGCCGTCAGACTGACAATCTGGTTCGCCTGCACTTGTCCCACGATGGTCGAGGCGTTGACGCCGCCGATCTGGGCGGCGACGATCAGCCCGACGATGCTCGACGCGCTCACCTCACCGATGTTGTAGAAGCTCATCAGTGAGCCTTGCGGGTTCTGGTTCACGGCCCAGCCCAGTCCGTCAGGCGTGACCTGATAGAAATTCCCGTCGGGCTTGTAGTAGAAAAACGAGTTGGGCGGGAAGTTGGCGTTGGGCATGGTGGGCAGGTCGGCGGCGGTCTTGACGATCTGCACGGGCGTGAGCGGGGTCGCGAACTTCGAGAGCGAATCGATGATGCCGTTCGCTAGCTGCGACGACACGACGACGCCTTGAATGGTCGTGGCCGACACACTGCCGATCTGGCCCGACTGGATGCTGCCTTGAATGGTGGCGGCGTTCACGCCGCCGATCTGTGACGCGGCAATCGAGCCTGTGATCGAACCGGCGTTGACGCTGGCGATCTGCGAGGAAACGATGGAGCCCTGAATCACCGAGGCATTCACCGCGCCGATCTGGGACGCCGAGAGTACGCCCGCGATCTGTCCCGCGTTGACGCTCTGGATCTGCCCCGCCGTAATCTGGCCGACGAGCGTCGTCACGTTCACGCTGTTGATGGACTGCGCGCTCAGGCCGCCCGATGCGATGGAAGCGTCGGTAACGCTGCCGGGCGCGGGCGGCCCGGCCACGGCGCTGGATTTGTTGGTGGTCGCCCAGAGCGTCCGCTGGTTGAGCAGCCGCAGAATGGTTTCCAGATCCGGTTGCAGCGCGCCGAACTGGCCCGTGTATTCGACCGTGTAGGCGTCGACCCATTGCATGGTGAGCGCGCGGATGGTGTAGTCGCCGTCGATGCCGAGATTCTCTTCGGTGATGTGAATCTTCATGCCGACCTGAAGACCGTCGGGCCCCCATATCACGAAGCTGCCCGTTTCAATCGGGTAGGCGTACTGCAACACGGTCGACTTCGCCTTCAGCGAGGCATCCCATCCGGTGACGATCTGTGTATCGACGATGCCCATCGCATAGTCGCCGTACTGCTGAATGGAGACGGGATCGCTATAGCTCGCGGTGATGGTGACGCCCGTCGACTGATCGGGCCCGCCGCGAACGTAGCAGTGATTCACCGGGTTGGTGAAGTCCTGCTTATACCCGTCGATGCGCGCCGGGAAGGTGGTCGCGTTATCGGGCGATGTCGAGAGATTGAACGGCGCGGCTGGCGCGGCGCTGGCGAGCGCGTAGTACAGTTTGCCGTCGAAGTCGACGCGCCACGTGCCCTGTGAGAGCGCACACATGTCATCGAGCACCTGCCTGCAGGTCTTCGTCGCCCAGTCGTAGCTCTGGATCGTCGGTACGATTTGCGCGATGCTGGCGAGCGTGATCTTCGGGCAGAAGTGCCCCAGCAGCGACGTGATGAGCGTCTGGTCGCTGGTCGGCATGGGCACGCTGAAGCTGGTATCCCAGCACACCGAGCGGTCCAGCCACGCCGCCCAGTCGCTGAGTTCGCAGTCGTAGAAGAGCGGGAAGCCGGGCGTATCTGACTGCTTCAGCGTCATCGCATAAATCTGGCCGTCGAACAGTTTTGTCGTGCCGTCGCGCCCGTCGAGAATGATGACTTCGTACAACTCGCGCAGTTGCACCGAATAGCGGTCGGCGTCGTAGTGCGCGCTGTCGTACGCCGAGATGGCGGTATTGAGCGCTTGCCCCATGATCGAGATGCTGGCCGTGGTGATGCGTCTGGTCGAGTCGTAGGCGATGCGCGTCGACGCGAGTAGGCAGGAACTGGTCACTTCGCTACCGTTGAGCCAGATGGTGATGTTCACTTGATGGCCACCATCTGCGCCGTGAGATTCGCCGCGATCTGATTGCCGAGCGCCCGCGCGGCTTCCGCCGTGGTGAGGTTGCCCGCGTTAATCGTGATCTGAGCGCCGCGTTCCGCCGCCGAGGCCTTCGAGGCGGTAGCGGTGGTAACCGCCTGCGTGACCACCGCGAGAATGTCTTCGAGGCGCGCCTTGATGTCGGGCAGGTAGGGGCACAGGTTGTTCGTGATCTGGTCGTAGATGCCGTTCATCGCGGCCAGCGCGGGGCCAGACCAGCTATTGAACAGGTCGCGGTGGTTCTCGGTCGCCTTCGTATTCGCGCCCCAAGCGATCTCCTCGTCGATCTTGAAGAGGATGCCGAGAATGCCACCGTCGGCCCGGTCGCCGACGTACATCATGGTGTAGCGCGTGTTGTGCTCGATGCTCTGGAGAATGTCGGTCTGGTGCGCCATCTGAAAATTGCCGATGATGCCGCTGATCGCGCTAACGACCGAACCCACCGCGCCGATGATGCCCGTAACGCTACTGCCCACCGCGCTCGCCACCGTGGAACCCGCGCTCGACGCCGCGTCAGATGCACTGCTGACTGCTTCGCCCGCGTCGCTGACATAAGAGCCCGAATCCCCGATGTCCGACGCGATGTTGCCGCCCGCGCCCGCCGCGCTTCCGAAGATGCCGGGCGCGATCTTGCCGATGTCGGTCAGTTTACCGAGCACGCCGCCCAGCCCGTTATCGCCCAGCAGGTTCGCCAGTTCGTTCGAGAGGAAGTCGGTCACGGCTTTCTTGAGCGGCGCGATGAAGGCGTTGAGCGCGGCGTCGGCCATGTCCTGCCAGAGCTTCGTGGCGAGCTTCCCGAAGCTGAAGTCGCCCGTGACGATCTGCTTGGTCATATCGTCGAACAGCCCGCCGACGTTGTCGTGAATCGTCTTATACGCCGTGCCCCACGCCGAAGTCTGATCGGCCAGAAATTCGTCGCGCTTGGCTTCCATCTTGGCGAGGTCTTCCTTCTGCGCGGATGACAAACTGGTGCCGTCGCTGAGAAGCGCGTCATTGACCTTCTTCTGCGCGTTGATCCACGCATTCATGTAGGTGGTGCCGTTCTCATTCGCGCTGGCCGCGACCTTGGCGAAGTCGGCCTCGGCGTCGGTCGCCATCTGCTGCATGGCGTCGTGGCTCTGCACGCCCAGATCGGTGAAGGCCTTCTGCGCGTCCTTCATGGTCTGGTCCTTGAGGTTCTTAATCGCGGTGTCGACCGCCACGGTTGCCGCCGTGATCCTGGCGAGATCCTGCGGCGTGTTCGTACTCATCGTCGTGAACTGCGCCAGCACCTCGAGCGCGCTGTTCTTCACGTCGGTGAGATACTCGGTCTGCGTAATCTTCCCTTGGTCGAGCGCCGTCTTGTACCCGCCGTTGAGTATGTCGATGTAACCCTGAACGTCCTTGGTGAGTTTTTCCTGCCCGGCTGCGAGATCGGCCTGCGCCTGAAGCGAGCCGTCGGATACTTTCTTCGCGGCGGCGAGCGCATCGGCCAGATTGTTGATGCCCGTCACGGCGTCGGCGGTCGTGTTGACGCCGAGCTTCTTCATCGCATCGGCGAACTGGTCGGCGGGCGGCTTCATGTTCTCCAGTTGCGTCTGGAGCGACTTCAACCACCCGGTGACTTCGTCGTCGGGCTTCTTGCCCATCGCGGTCTGCGCGTCGATGAGCGACTGCACCCACTTGATGTTGGCCTGTATCGCGGGAATCGATTCGTTACCCAGCTTGTCGGAGATGGTCTTCGAGTACGTGGCCCACTGGTCGCTTGCCGCGTCGAGCTGCTCTTTGGTCTTCGCGCCGACCGCCGACATGGCGGTGTTGTACTGGTCGGTCGTGTTCTTGATGGCGGCCTGCTTGGCCGCTTCCGCGACCTGATAGGCGGCGGCTACATTGGTCTGCGAGGTTTCGTCGTCGGTCGCCTGCTGCGCGACTTCATCGGCATGCTTCTGGGCCGCCGCCGCGACCGAGTCGTAGTAGTCCTGCGCGGTGATCTTCCCGTTGCTGTAGGCGTCCTTCAGACCCGTGTTCATCAGGTCAACCACGGCCTGCTGCTTGGCCACGATGGAATCGAACGCCTTATTCAGTTCGCCGGAAGAGGCGTTGCCGGATGCGGCTAGGGTGTCGAACGCAGCCGCCGCCTTCGCCGCTTGTCCTTCGAGGCCGGCCTCGCCCGTGAAGCCGAGCGTCTTATACGCCGCGCCCAGCGCGAGGGTGTTGGTGATGAGCTTCTGCGTGGCGCCGTCGAGCGTGTCCCATGCCGCGCCTACGGTCTTGGCGGCGGTATCGGCCGCGCTGGCGACGCCTTCATAGGCGAGGTCGAATTCTTTGGCGACATCGGGCGCGACAGCGTAGAGCGCCTCGTAGGTCTTCTGGAGGCTTTGATTGTAGGCGGCCAGTTCGGCGGCGTCTTTCTTCGCCTGCTCGGCGGCGGCTTTCGCGTCGGCGTCGCGCTGCTTTTTCGCGTTGGCATCGGCTACGGCCTGCGCTTCGTCCTGGCGCGCCTGCTTGGCGGTGTCGGCGGCTGCGGTGCGCGCGGCGTCCTGCGCCGTCTTCTGGTCCTTGAGGGCCTGATTGTTGGCCGCGATAGCTTTCTGGCTGTCGTTCCAAACGCCCGAGAGTTTCGTGATCTCCTGCCCGAGCGCGGAGTTCGTGAAGAGATTCGAGAGTCCGTCCCACGCGCTTTTGATGCCGCCCACGAAGGCCTGGAAGTAGGGCAGAATCCAATCGACCACCGTCGTGAAGATCGCCTTCAGTACGTCCCATTGGACCTGCCAGACGGCGATGAGCGGCGAGAACAGAAGTTTCAGAAAGTCGATGACTTCCGAGAGCGGGCCTTCGCCGCCGCTGAACAGGCCGACGAAGCTGTTCCAGGCATCGGTGATCGACTGCCAGACGCCGTTCCAGGCGTTCACGATGTCGTCCCACAGCGTCAGGAACACAGCTTTGATCGCGGGCCAGTTGTCGTAGACCCACTTGCCGATGAGCGCCAGCGCGGCCACGGCTGCGCCCACGGCGAGCGCCACCGGCGAGAACACCGCCGCGAGTGGTGCGGCTGCGATGGTGACCAGCCCTATCGCGGCTGCGACGCCGCCGATCACCGTGACTGCGAGCGCCGCGTCGCCGATGAACTCCTTCCAGCCGGGCGAGAGGTTCTTCACCCACTCGGTGAGGTTCTGCACCTGATCGGCAATGGCCTTGATGATGGGCGCGAGATCGTTCAGAACCGCGTTGATGTCCTGGCCGATAGCGGCCTTGAGATCGGTCGTGCTGTGCTGCAATACCGCGAACGCGCCGCCCCACGAATTGGTTGCCTGATCCGCTGCGCCTTTGAAGCGCGTGCCTAAGTCGTCGGTGACTGCTTCGGTCAGCGTCTGGGCCGTGATCATGCCCTTCTTGACTTCTTCCATCGCGGTCGGTACGTCGGTCCCGATGGCCTTTGCGAGATCGCCCCAGCCGTCGATACCTTCCTGCTGCAAGGCCTTCATGTCGCGCTGCGTGACGACGACGTGGGCTGACATGTTGGCGAGCGTGTCGGAGACTTCGTTGATGTACTGCGGGCCTTGCTTCATGGCCGCAGCGGCGTCGGCGAGCGCCTGCATGGCCGCGCCCGTGTCTTCCGCCGAGACGCCGAGCTTGAGCATGTTCTGCGCGGCCGGACCCAGCACGCCTTCGAGGTCGAAGGTGGAATGCAGATTGAGTTCCTGCAAGCCCGCGAAGAGGTCGTGGGTTTCCTGCGTGACGCCGTTGATGGCTTCAAACGACGCTTGCAGCTTGCCGACGGCTTTGGCGGTGTCGCTCAGATCGCCGATGAAGCTCTCCAGGCCCTTGAGCGCGCCAAGCGCGGCCATCGCTTCGCCGACCTTGCCGAAGGCGTCGCTGATTTTGTTGATGCCCGACGCGGCGGTTTCGGTGTTCGACTGAACCTGTTGAACGAGGTCTTTCAGCGAGGAGAGAAACTCGGTGTTGTCGAGTGTTGCTCTGGCTTTTAACTCACCGGCATCAGCGGCCATTGCGTCTCACCTTTCCCGACCAGAAGGCCGCCGCGTAAGCGTCGAAACGTTCAATCACGTTGTCATTCTGGCCCGGCTTATACTTCGACGGCGGGCGTTCACCGGGCAGCGCATAGCGGCCACCGGGCGGTACGGGCGCGACCAGATGCGCGGGCGTGCCCTGCTGCGGGCGAGGAACGGCCGGTGCCGTCGTCTCGGTCTCCGTCTCGTCCCGCATGGCGACGCGGGCGCGGCGTCGCAGCATGAAGTCTAGCGGCTGCATGAACTCGGCGTCCTTGCCGCGATTCACGTTGAAGACGGCCCACGGTGCCAGCGCCGCGCAGTATTCGAGCATGTCCTGATGTTCGAGATCGCGCTCGATGAGCGCGTTGTATTCGGTGAAGCTGAGATCCCAGAACTCTAGTTCTGATAGCCCGAGATCGTAGCGGCCAACGGCCCAGACGGTGAGCCAGTTTGACTGTTGTCCGCTGGCCGCTCGACGTTTGGGAGTAAGTTCGCAAGGATCTTCTCCATGTCCGGCCATCGCCCCGTGATGGAGTAAGCCAGCGCGGGCGCGAGATCGAGCAGCATGGCGGCGTCCACGTTGTCTTCGATCCAGTCCTGCGTGAGTTCGGGATGCCTTGACTTGACGCCATAGTAGAGCACGACGGCCAGTTGCGCCGGATCGCGCAGCGTGTCGCCCAGACCCTCGCCTTTGAGCACCGAGATATGGTGCTTCTCATCGAGTTCCTTCAGCGTCTTCAGTGTGTAGCGCAGTTCGAGTTCTTTATCTCCCAGCGCGAGTACGACGGGAAAGCCGGGTTGTGGTTTGGTGTAGAGCATCGTTGGTTACCCTAGCTGCGTGATGTCGAAGACGAGGTTCAGCCCGGTGACGTTGATGGTGCCGCTGCGCGGCGTTCCGGTCGTCGGGTTGTTCGCCACGGCGTATGTGATGGTGCCGTCGCCCTGCTGCGGCGCGGTGGGCGAGGTGATGGTGATCCACGAATCGCTGGGCACCGCCGTCCACGGAGCCATCGAGCCGCCCGCCGCCACTTGAATGGTTCCGGTGGGCGCGCCGGTATTCGGCACGGACGTATCCGATGGGGGAGTCAGCGAGATGGGCGACGCGACCGCGACCAGCGGTGTGGTGATGCGGATGGCGATGTTCCGCGTCATGACGCCCGCCACCTTGTAGTCCTCGCCCATCGTCTTGACGAAGCCTTTGAACTGGCGCGTGTAGTGCGTCGGGTCTGGCGCGATCAGTTGCCACTTGGTCACGATGCGATTGATGAACAGATACTCGATGCCGTAGGAGCTGGTCGGCGATTGCGTCGGGTCGCCCGGTATCCAGAAGCAGGGAAAGGCGAGGTCGCCCAAGTCGATCAGCCCCGGAATCGTCTGCTTGATCGGCACGCCTGTCGAGTGCGAGGTCACATCGACTTCGGCCATCGTGTTCGACGGCCCGGTGACGTCGCCCATGCCCGCGATGGTGGTGTATACGTCAGCGCCTCCGGTGTCGGTGCCGCTGAAGACCTGAATCAGCGTGCCATAGGCGGGAATGCCGCCCGTCGGCGGCGTGGCGGCGGCTTGTTGTGTGGGGCCTTTCGGTTTGCCGTTGCCGGGTTTCGGCGCGGCGGGCGGCGGGGTGTGCTGCGTGGGCGTATGCGGCTGCGTGCTCATATGCGGTGTCTCCTGCGGGTTGATGCTGCGGTTGGTGTAACGGGTGGTTGGTTATAGGTCAAGTAGTTGTACATGATGCGGTACTCCTGAATGACCTGAAAAAGTAAGGTGTCGGGCTCCCATGCCCATGTCTGGGTCATGTAGAGAATGCGCCCTATGTGAACGTTCTCGAAGTCGCCTGTCAGCGTGTGTAAGTAGAACCGCAGCGAGTCGCCCACGGCGAGCGCCCGCGACTGCGAGTTATCGAACACGGATACCTGATAGAGGCCTTCGTACTGATTCAGTGGCCCTGAATGCGTTGTAAGTCCCAGCGGATCGACGGGCGCGACCAGAAAGAAAACGATGTACGGAATGGTCTGCTGTTCGGCGGGCACTTGCGGAGCGCGTTGCAGGAACACGCGCGTATCGACGAGGTTCGTCCGAATGAGTAAGTCGCGGAGTGTCTGCTCGAAGATGACCATACTAAGCCGGATGCGTGCTGGTCGCTGTTACCTGCGCTTCGAGTAAGCTCTTGATGCCGGGTGCGATGTCGTTGGCATAAGTGGAACCGAACTGGAGCAGCGCGGGTCGGAAAAACGGCGAGGGCGACATCTTACTCGTTCCGAACTCGACATAGGGCGCATAGGGCGCGATGCGCTTGCGGGCGACGATGAAGATGCCTTTCTGCGTGGCTGGCCCCGGCGTGGCGATCAGCGAGCGGCGCAGCGTGCCGGGCTGGTACTTGCCGTACTTCTTATCGGCGATGGGCGCGAGGTTCTGTGCGTTGGCGATCATGGCCTGCGCGGGCGGCAGAATGATGGCCTTGATGTCGGGGTCTTTATCGTTGATCTTCACGCCCGCGTTGTTGAGGCATTGCATCATCTCTTTCACGCCCGCCCACTGCATGGTGACTTTCGGTCCGCGCGCCATGTTCTTATGTGGTCTGCAATTGCACGGTGACCGACGCCCACGCCGGGGAGCTCGTCAGCGTCGCGGTCACGGTGTCGAGCACCGAGGCGTTCACTGTCGCGGGCGCGGTGTAAAGACCCGTTGTATCCACGGTGCCGAGCGCGTTCGCGCCCATAGTCCAGGTAAAGCTCGGAGTTGCGACCGCCGACCCGTCCGCATTGGTCGCCGTGGCGGTGAACTGCTGCGTCTGGCCGGGACTGAGCGTCGCGCTCGTTGGCGAGATCGACACGCGGATGCCCGCGATGCGCTCGGTATAAGTGAAGCTGTTCACGTTCTGGGCTTGATCCGAACAGTTAAACGTGTGCGTGGTGCCGCTGCCGTCGAGGTGGCTCGAGCCGTTGGCGCTGACCCATGCGGTTCCTTGGATGTAGGCGTCGAGCGCATCGAAGACGGCCTGCATCTTGGCGTCGACCGCTTTGGTTTTCGGTGGTGTTGTCATAGAACCTCCTGGCAGGTTAGCTGCATGATGGTGCGCCGCCGCGCGACATCGAGAATGCCTTTGATCTCGTAGGTGTGCTCATGGTCCTGAATGCGCCAGCGCGCATCGATGTCTTGGCGGTAGCGGATGTAGATCGTAGTCATGACGGTTTCGACGGTGCGCCCGGCCTCGTTGACTTCCATGGCCTGCTCGGGATCGACGCTGGCCCAGACGGCGCTCACGGTGGTATAGCTGTCGATCTCGTCGCCTGCCGTGTTGTACGTGGGCGAGAGCAGCGTCACGCGCTTATCCAGCTCGCCAGAGCCAACCGTGGGATCGATGCGTCGGGGCATATCAGTAAATCGGGTAGTCGCGCTCCAGACTGAGCAGCGCCGTATAGGCCAGCGGGATCTCGATGCCCTGCATGGTGCGGCCCGTCGAGACAGCTTCACGGTTGCGATACCAGTGCGCGATGAGCAGCAGGAGCGCGAGTTTCGTGTTCTCGCCTACGGTGGTTTCATCGATCAGATAGCGCAGATAGTTCTCGGTGTGCAGCCGCGCGGCCTTCTCATAGATCGTGAGCAGCGGATCTTCCTCGGTCTGGTCCGGTTCGATGTGGCAGTGCAGCTTGATCGTTGGAAGGTCGAGTACAGGATTGCGCGCGTCGCTGGGCGTGTTGGTAACGGGTGGCGGCGGCGTATCGGTCGTACTGTCGCTCCAGTCCCACCATGAGCCATCCCACCAACCGAAAGGCACCGTGTAAGTGACCAGGTCGCGCACGAAATTGTCCTGATCTTCGTAGAGGCCGGGCTCGTAGGACGCGGCGGGCTGCGGCTGCGTCCCGACGCGCACATAAGGCATCTGAGGCGGCAGCGGGTCGCCCGGCATGATAGCCGGGCTCACCTTGCGCTCGGTGGGCCCCGGCGGTAAGCGGAGCCTCGCCACGCCCTGATGGATGAGCGAGGCTCCGACAATATCCGGCACTTCGAGCACACCGCCCGCCTTGACGGTTTCGCCGTTCGGAAACACGATGTCTCGAAGCACCTGAATGGTCATGCGCGTTACTTCTTATGCACCGATTGGCTGGTAATGTTGCCCGGCGCCGGCGGGGCCGTCCCGCCGTTCAAGGCGGCTGTGAAAGGTCCGCCGCCCGCGCACGGTGGGCAGGAGAACGGACCGCACGCGAATGCCTGCGGCACGAAGACCGCGAAGGCGACGCGCTCTTCCGCGCGCAATGTAATCAAATTGCGAAGGAAGTCGTCTTCATTCTGAAAGGCGATCTCAACGGTGACCGTCTCGCGGTCGAACAGTGCGCATTGGCCCGGAAACGCTCCTACGAGAAAGTCGCCCACGGTCATGTTCGGCGTGGTCACGATGGGCAGTCCCCAGAGCGTCTGTACGCCGTCGGCGCGCGGTGAGCGGTCGGATAAGACGTAGGAGCCGAAGCTGGTTTTCAGCATCTCGATCTTGGCTTCATCCGTTGGATTGAGGATGATGGCGTTCGGGAAGTAAAACTGGTTCTCGATGTGCGTCGAGGCGATGTTCAGCTCGTCAATCGAGTTGAATGTATTGCCCGTGCCGGGCGGGGTCCAGAAGCTGGCCTCTTTCGTGGCTTGCGGCATGATGCCCCAGAGGTGCCCGGCGGTGTTGTCGCCGTAGAGAATCTCCTTGTCTTCCTTCAGCGACACGCCGAGCGAGAGCTTCTGCTCGATGGTGGTCATGATGAAGGGGACGTCCTGCGCCATCTGGCGGCTGACCTTGGCGAAGTGAGCGATGGTCCGCACGGGCGAAACGTACTCGGTGTACTGGACGCCCGACTGCGGCTTCTTATCGCCTTCGTTGACCTGATAGTCGGCCAGCAGCGACCAGTTCTCGCGGACATACTCGACAGCGTTGGTGCCATCCAGCGGCACGACCGGAACCACGTCGCGCATGACCAGCGGCGGAAACATCTGCGGGATGAGGCCGACGCGGTACGGGAAGATGGGATACGAGCCAGCGGGGGGCGTGATGGCAATCGGACCGCCTTCCACGATGGTGGTCGGCGTGACCAGCGGCGTGGGCGTGCCCGCCTTCGTATAGTCGGGCCGGATGCGGCCCTTGATGTTGGCCTGCATCTTGAAATTGCCCAGGAAGTTGCAAGCCTTGAAGCTGTCGCTTTCGACAACGAGCTGCCCCAGCGTCTTGGCCGAGTTTGGTACGGCCGCGCCGGCCGCGCCGGGCGGCAGCGAGGTGCGCTGCGCGATGCCGGTGATGGTCTTTTCGACGTCGGTGAACTGCGCTGCGACCTTCTCGCGGAACTCTTTCATGGCCGTCTCGGTCTTTTCGAGTTTCTCCCGGCACTCGCTGTCGGTGTAGCCTTTGGTGTCGCGGATACGGATGCCCTCATCGAGCGTTTCCATAAACTGTTTTTTAAGTTGCTGAATGACCGCCAGATCGTCCGGCGACATTTGCGGTGATGCCATATGCTTTAGTCTCCTGATAGCTGCGCGAGTAATCCGCGCCGTAGTCTGTGTGCGTTTGCGCCATCGGGCATCCCGCGCGACGACAGGTTCAGATCCGTTACCAGACGGAGAATCCGTTTGGCATCGGTCCGCGAAAAGTGCTCTGCCTCCCGCAGATACTTTTCAAAATCGCGGAAAGTTTTGACATCGGCCACGTACGCTTTCGGCTGCGCCGGAAACGGCGTGATCGAGACTTCCCACAAATCGATTTCCTTGATGGTCCGCAGATTGGATTCGTCATCCCAGTCCCAGTCGTTGGCCATGAAGCCGATGCTCATGCCCATGCGGAAGCCCACGTCGGCGGCCATTTTGAGCATCTCGTAGGCGTCGTTACCGGCCGTGGTCGCGGTGGCGAGCTGGCCCGCCAGGAGCAGCCCCTTGCCGTCCTCGGCGAGCGAGGTCGAGAAGCCGATGGGTGGCGAATCGGAATCGTGGTTATACAGGATGGGCACCTTGCCTTTCTTGGCCGCGATGCTCTGGCCGAAGGCGCCGGGCTGGATCTTGTCGCCCTGCAGGTCTTTGGCGTAGGCCGACGCATAGCCCGAAAAGACTCCGTTGCCTTCGGTCTTGAGTTCGTGGAAGGTGTAGGCCTTGTACTCGCAGACGCCGGGCGAGCACATCCGCGCGAGCGCTTCCTCGCGGCTGGCCAGGACGGGTACATCCTTGCCCGCGTCGTCGATGTGCCGCGCCAGATGATTATGGACTCCCTTGCGGTCGCCATCGGGAATGTTGGCTCCTCCGCGAGCGCCGTTCAGCGCGGCGATGCCGCCCGACGCGGCGCGCGTGCTGGCTGGGCCAATTTCGCCATCGGTGTCGACCATGTGATGCGGAAACTTATATGCGCCCTTGGTGGTGGGATCGGCCTCCGGGTCCATCCAGGCGAACATCTGGCGGTAGTAGCTTCCGCTCTGTCCGCTCATGAGGTTCTTAACCATCTCGCCCGCGTCCCATGGGGCCTCGGTGGTGCCGGTCGTATGTGAGGAAATAGCGGCCATATGTTTATTACTCCTTTGCTGGCGGCGGTGTTGGCGGTTTGGGTGGCGCTACAGCGGGCGGCGGGGGCGGAACTTGGCCAGCCGGCACCGCGACCATGTTGAGCGGCGTCAGATAATCGTCGCCACCCTCGAAGGTGTTCAGATTCTCCTTGGTGCGAATTTCGTTGGGCGAGAGCCAGCCCCATTGACGGCCAATGGCATAGCTGGCGTAGCGGGTCGAGATGTCGCCGCGCTCGAAAGCATCCAGGTTGATTTTCCATTGCGTATCGGAATCCAGCAGCGCCTTGTCGACACCCTGCTCAAGACATCGGACGTAAGGGTAAAGCGTGTAGCGCACGAACTCGATGGACTGCTGCTCGACGCTGGCGTAAGTGGGCTGATTGGCCGCGCCGATCATGTGCGGCGGCACGCCGAAGATGCGCGCGATCTGCTCGACCGAGAATTTCTGCTCCTCGATGAACTGGAGCTGTTCGGGCGGGATGCCGATGGATTCGTACTTCATGCCTTCTTCGAGGATGGCGATGCGGCCCGCGTTGGTGGGCCCGCCGTGGACCGCGTTCCAGGAATCGCGGATGCGGTCGACCTGTTCCTTCTTGAGTTCACCCGGATACTGGAGCACGCCGCCCGGCCTGCCGCCGTTCTGGTAAAGCGAGGTGGCGTACATGGTCGCCGCGCTGGCGACGCCGAGCGTCATCTGCTGATAGATCAGGACCGGCAAACCGAAGTAGCCATCCATCGTGAACAGCCGGAAATGAATGATGTCGGCCTCGGTGAACACGTTGAACTTGCCGCGTAAGTCGGAGTAGTAGTAACTGAAGGTGCCATCGAGATTCAGCACCATATGCACGCGCGCCGGATTGAGCGGCCAGATCGCCACCGGCTTCCCGTTGACCCGGTCGACCCAGGAATACCCGTTGCCGTAAATCAGCAGGCCCAGCAGCGTGGGCTGGAGCCACTGCTGCGAGGCCATCATGGGATTCGGCGACGAGGTCAGCAGCGCATAGAGCGGATGTGTCGAGGCGATCTTCTTGCCGTCCGGCGTGACCTCGTACAGCTCGGAGGGCAGCGTGGCGATGGATGTCGAAATCAGCCGGCAGCAGGCCCACACGGTCGAGATCGAGAGCGCTGCATTGGCGGCGGGCGAGACCCCGATGACGCCCGGCATGGTATTGACCGGAGTGCCCGAGCGCCAGCCGCTCTCGCCGGTCGTCTGGATGGGCGTGCCGTGGATCGCTTTCGCGCCCTCGGGCGCGGCGAGCGCGCGCACTTCGCTGCTGGGAGCACCCTTCAGGCGCTTGGCGATCGCCGGAAAATACTTATCGATCAGATTGACCATAGCCCCCGGTCCTGATACGCCCGCGTGGCGGGCGCGGTCTGGTAGAGCAGCGCGCGGCGTAAGCACATGAGCAGAGCGGTCACGCCGTCGATCTTCTTGTCTTCGCTTTCCTTTTCCGGCCGGACCAGGCCGTACTCGTTCCGCCGCGCCTTGACGTTGGACATCATCCAGCTCAGAATCGGGTCGCCGTCGTGCCGGATCTTTCGCGAGATGACCAGACCTTCCAGCTCCACCATGGCGGGCGACATGTTGGCGGCGTACTGCTTCATCTGGACGGGCCGCGGTAAGCTGCGTTTTTCGATGTAGGCCTCCAGCGGCCCCGAGTGATGCGGGTCCAGTACGATCTCGGCCGCCTCGAAGCGCGAGCAGAGGTCATCGACGGTTTCAAGGATGAAGTCGTAATCGGTCGCCGCGCCCGGTGTGGACGTGAGCAAGCCTACCGACTCCCAGCCCTGATAGTGCGTGTTCTCGCTGCGCTGGATGGTTTCCTCGGGCAGGAAGTACCTGCCGAATACGGTCCACTCCTCGCGGCCGCGCTGGGGCGGAAACAGCAGCGCCAGCGCCGCGATGTCACTGCGCCACGCGAGATCGATGCCCAGATAGCAACGCTGTCCGGCGAAGTCGTCCAGCACCATGGCGGGATCGGCGCACTTGTCCCACTGGCCGGCCCCGAGCCAGCTCGTCGCGGCATTGACCCAGATATTCAGATGCTTGGTGAAGAAGGCGTTCTGCTGCGAAGGTATGGTCTGGGCGCGGCTGCTCTCCGAGAGCAGGCCCTGCGGATAGATGGACACGCCGTAATTGGGATTCGCCTTGGCCCAGGTTTCCTCCGAGAACGGATCGTCGCCATCATCGACCGTGTAAACGATTCCGAAGTAGGAGTCATCCGCCAGCGTGCCCTGTAAGACGTCGAGCGCATGGCTGCGCTGGTCGTAACACACCGAGGCGCGATTGAGTCCGGCTGTGGTGATGGCCCACATGAGCGGCTGGGCCCGCGACCCGATAGCGGTTTCGAGGATGTCCCAGACGCCGCGCGACGGGTGTGCGTGCAGCTCATCGATCAGGGCCCCGTGAATGTTGAGGCCATCCAGGTTCGAGTATTCCGCCGAGATGGCATCGAAGTGCGAAGCCGTGCTTACTTGAGCGATGGAGCGGGCGGTCACTTCCACGCCGAAGCGCGAACGGAATCCGGGCTCGCGGCGGGCCATGTTCTGGGCATCGGTAAAGACCAGCTTGGCCTGCGCCAGCGTATTGGCCGCACTGACGACATGCGCCCCATGTTCGGAATCGCATGCCGTCAGATACAGGCCGACCGCCGAGGTCACGGTGGACTTGGCGTTCTTGCGGGGCACTTCGATGTAAGCGATACGAAAGCGGCGGCAGTCATCCGCGCGGCACTTCCAGCCGAACACGCTGGTAATGAGAAACAGTTGCCACGGTTCCAGCTCCAGACGTTTATGCGCCTTCGCCCATACGCCTTTGATGTGCGGGAATAACTCGATGATTTGACACACGCGCTCCGCTGCGGCGATGTCGAAGTAAAAAGGCGACCCATCGGCCTTACTGTTGTCGAGGTCGCGCATGTGCCGCTCACAGGCCAGCTTGACCCAGCGGCAGGCGGCTTGACGCTCCATCAGGACATCGCGCACGTATCCCGCCGCCTTGGCTACATGCGGCGAGCTGGTGCGGGTTGTCGCGGGCATCAGGCGGTCGAGATCGCCTCCCAGTCATCGCGCTCGGTGGACGGCGCCGCTTCGCCCGAAACCAGCCGGGCGCGGCCCGCTGGCGTGAAGCCCAACTCGCCGGCCGCGCGGCACATGATGAGCGCCTGCCGGTTGAGGATCGACAGGTAAGGATTGTGCATGGGATAACCTTTGGGCGATCTGGCCAGCATGCCCAGCGAAGCTACTTTGGTGGACGCGATGGCGTGGGTATCCTCGGCCACGACCCAGACCGCGAGGATGCCCCGGTCGATCTTCCGCAGGATCGTCTTGGGCGCGTGTTCGATGGCGTAGCGCCAGGACTCTTTCTGCGCGGGCGTCAGCCACGGCGGCGGGTCCAGTAAGTCGCCGGGCGCGACGGGTTCGCGCAGATTGACCTTGTGTTTGGGAATGCCCCGGATCAATCGGAGCGCGGTAGGCACGCGGCGGCGCGACATCAGTCCAGCTCCTTCTTGCCGGGCGACCACGCGCGGCCAAACTCCGGGCCCGCCGTCAGCTCGGGCATGCCCAGCGCGGTCGAGAGCCGGATCAGTTCTTCATCCTCCATGCCCAGACGCCGCATGATGGCTTCCGCCGCCACGCCGTCCTTGAGCATGCGCGTCACGATGTCGGCCATCGGCAAGATGGCATGCGTGCCGCGAGCGCGGTTATGGCGGATGGTCGACATCCGCGAGTGAACCGGGTCGAGCGAACAGCGGACTACCGGAACGTAGCCGCGGTAGCGCGCCATCAGCCGCTCATCCGTGCTCACGAAGTAGCGGTGGAAACCATCCACGATGGTGCCGTCCGGCAGAATCACGATGGGCTGCGTCCAGCCGTCCTCAAGAATGGAAAGGATCAGCAGCTCCAGCTCGGGCGGCGCGACGCGGTTCGGGTTGTAGTCGTTGGCGTTGAGCGTCGAGCGGTCGACCCATTCGACATGGCTAACCGGATCGGTGTTCATGTCGTGCAGCGCGGCGACGGCGCCGGGCGTATCGGACTTAGTAGCGCGTTTCAAGATCCCGCTCCATGGCTTCCACTTCCGCAAAGGTCATCTTCAAGCGGCGCTGCGCCTGACACCCGTAGTCGTTCAATTTGCCGCGCCGGCGGTTCTTGAGGTCGCCGCGATTGACGATGTTGGCGATGAACTTCCAGCTCAGTCCGCTCATGGGGTCGCTGTCGGAATCCGGTATCGGGCGGTTGGTCTTGTTCTTGTGCATGGCGATCATGCCTTTGACGCTCCCGGCAATGACCTCGCGATAGGGCGAATCAAAGAGGGCCAGCAAACGGTACGACCACTCGCGCCACGACTTGACTCCGTCGGGCAGGCGCTGCGCGCCGTAGCCGTACAGCTCGGTCACGGCGTAGCGTCCAGCGGTGGCCGCGCCCGGAACGCGCCGGATCATTTTGTGCCACAGGTCCGGCCAGCACACCGCATAGCGCCAGAGCGATTCCAGCGGTTCCTCGCCAAAGGGCGGGCAGACGCGCTGATCGTTGGGCAGGACGCCCGCGCGGTAGAACAGGTCGTAGGCCCGGTTATAGTCCCATCCGAAGCGTTTCGGTGCCGCCCAGACATCCGCCACGGTCCAGTCATAGATGGGCGAGGCCGGATAGGAGTGGCCATCGCGAGCGCCGCCCAGCCAGTTTTCCTCCAGCCGTCCCATGACGCTCATCAGCCGGCGCAGGCTTTCATCGGCGCGGATGCCGCGTATGTCGCACACGGTTCCGCAGTCGCGGCCGTAGACATAGGGCGAGCAATCCGGCACGGTCATGCCCATCTTGAACCACGGCGCTTCGGTGATCGCGCACCCCGGCAGCGGACGGACCCAGAGGTCGCGCTGCGCCGGGTCCCAGCAATACCAGTAAGGCGAGCGGCGCGAACAGGCGTTGCGGTGCTTGACCGGCAGGCAGTACCAGCGCAGCTTCACATCCGGGCGCTGCCGGACGCGCTCCACGTATTCGATGGTCTCGGGATGGATAGCCTCCTCATCCCAGAAGTAGGCATCGATGGGCAGCTTGCCTGCCTCGGCCGCGGCCTCCAGTGCGAGATGCAGACACACGGTCGAATCCTTCCCGCCCGAGAAGCTGACGGCCACGGTATCGAAGCGCTTGTAGATCAGCCGGAAGCGGTCGACCGCCGCGGCGTAGACATCGCGCTCCGACCAGCTCTTGCCCAGACCTCTGCTCATCGGGTATGGATCTCCGGCAGTTCGCGCGCGCTGATGCCGCCCACGAAGGTGCGGTTCAGCATCGGGTGGTCCTCGTCGGTCGGTCCGAAGTCGGTATCGGGATGATAGGCCAGCACGCGCATATCGCCCGCATGGGTGCGGAACTTATGCCGGCCTCCCGCATGGATGGCGAAGATCAGGCCGGGCGTGAGCGCGGTCAGTCTGGCGCCATGCTGGTCTTCGGTGGCGCACTCGCCCACGCCGGACAGGATCACCCCCGCGCGGACGCTGGGATGCGTGTGCATGGTCTGATCGATTCCGGGCGGGAAGTACAGCAGGTTCAGGCAGGGGTCGCCGCGCTTGACGGGCGGAATCAGCAGCGAGTCGGTACAGCCGTCGATGTAGCGCAGCCGTCCACGGTGCTCGATCTTGCCCACGTGAAAGAAGCCCCGGTAGTTCAGCCGCGTAATCACGATGCCCGCCGAGGGGCCGATCAGGGAGAGCTGCGCCGCGCCCGGAATGGCGAAGTAGAATCCCTGCGTGAGCAGGAACGCGGTGCCGTCGATGGCGAAGCGCACCGTACCTTCGCGCACATAGCCGAAGTGCGTGCCGGTGTCCGGCAGCTCCAGCGAGCGATAGCGCCCGAAGGCCCGCAGCACGGTCGGAAACTCGGCGTCCAGCGCGGCCAGCGCGCCATCGGGATGTTCGGCTTGGTTCGGGTCGTACTGACTGAAAGCTACTTCAGCTCCAGATAACGTTTGCAAATCTGCCATAGGGCAACTCCACTCTGGTTGATGTGGTACACCATCTTGCTGTGCTCGACCGCTTCGAAGATCAGACTGCGCTCGGCGACCGTGACGGGTACGGTGAAGGCCACCTGATCGGGCGCGAGCGCCACGCCGGCCTCGAGCTGCGCGCCGGGCGTCGCGTTGGGGTCGGGCTGCGCGCTGCGTTCGAACTGCAGTTCCTGGGCATCGTCGGCCAGCCGCGCGAGCTCTTCCTCACTGAAGCCGAGTAAGCCGATGGCGAACTCATCGTCGCGGAGCGCCTGTATTTCGGCATCGAGTAAGGCGACATCCCATGAGGCATTCAGCGTCAGCTTGTTGTCCGCGATGACGTAGGCGCGGCGCTTGGCTTCACTCCAGCCGCGCGCGACCATCACGGGCGCTTCCAGCCAGCCAATACGCCGCGCGGCGAGGATGCGGCCATGGCCGGCCAGGATGGTGCCCTCCTCATCGACCAGCACCGGATTGACCCAGCCGAATTCGCGCATGGAGGCCGCGAGCTGGCTGATCTGCTCCTCGGAGTGGGCGCGCGGATTGCGGATGTAGGGCAGCAGTTCCGCGATGGGACGGAGGGCGATGTCGAGCGCGGGCCATCCCGCATGGACGGCTACCGCGCTCATGGCCGGACTGCCCCCTTCGCGCTGCGGAGCGCTGCAAGCAATTCCGGGGTGCGGGAGTATCGACACAGCTCCGCCGATTGCGCCACGGGGCTGGAATCGCGCGGAATCGGGATCGTAGGAGCGCTGGATGGATGGGACGGGTGGATAGCCCCCCAAATGTCGATTCGTCCGCAGGAAAATTTTA